TATTCGTGAGGTATCTTTCTGCCAAGTAAACGTCCTTACCTCACCATCTATGAACATTTGTGTTAGAAACCCCAAGATTGTCACATCAAAAGATCTCCACTCTGCGTTTCCATTTACCCATCAACATCAGTATATGCAATGGTTGTCTGCTTCTGGGCAATGTGGACTCAATTCACATCGACGCGTGCCCATATTAGAATCATTTTATCGGTCTTTTCCTACAACGGAAATTACTGACAAAAGCATACAACAAGAATTAGACAATTGGAACATGTATTCGATTGTTGGAGGAACCACTGATGGGGATATAGAGGATGAGATGAGACATTCTATGTGGGTAGCGTTTGGTATAACGCCTGATTGTCAGATAGCTCTGGAGGATACGTATAGAAACGTACGCTTTGGTGACGTTATGGGTAACGTCAACCACGTGCCATACGTGTCTTTACTCCAGACTAAATAACTGGCAATTATTTAAACACTCATGACGAAAACGAAAACCTTCCGTAGAAAGCGAACAAATCCGCTCCATAAGCGGAGACCTGGAGTACCACGGCCTAAAGTAGCCTTCGATGGTACCACTATGAGGTCTGCGTATTATAGTGCACTAGTAACCACCAATTCGATAAACCAAGGCGCTCAATACTACTATGTTGACACTCGGGTCGCTGCCACTGGAGCTGCAAACTCCTTGGCTAGCACGTTGAACTTATATTCACAGTATAAGTTTGACAAACTCTCTTTCGAGTTCATTCCGAGTGTGTCACCTGGGACCGCTGATGCGGGGTCAAGGCTACACATAGCATATATTGATAACCCAGAGAAGATGGGTGCCTTTATCAATTTGGTTAATGCTGGTACTACTAGTTCAACAACTGCAGCACTAAACGCTGTTCGGGGTAGTCGAAACTCTCGCACCTTCAATGCGTGGGAACGGTTCACTTATAACGTTCCTTTGACATGGAGGAGAAAGGTGTTCGACACTAATACCAGTGATGCCATTGAGACTATTGAGTCACTGGAAAGACACACCCAAGGATTGTTGATCATAGCAGTAGAGACACTTACTGCGCTTGCCAATGTTGGTACATGGAGGATTAACTCAACTGTATCGGTACGTGAGCTCAATATT